CTTCCACACTGCTTCCATGGCATCATCATCGTCCAGGAGAGCATCAGGACGAGCAAACTCACTGGAGTCGTAGTTGCGGTAACCAGCAACGTTCTTTGCCTTCAGTTTAAAGTTAGCACCTTGCCAGAAATCGAACGGATCGATTGCTTCCTCGTCCTCAAACTCAGGTTGCATTGCAGCAGTGAGTTTGTCAAAGATCTTCTTGCCGAACTTGTACAGGAAGACTTTACCTTCGTTGGAGGGATTAGCAGGATCCTTGACCACATAGATGTTAGCAATGTAGGTCAGTTTACGCTTCTGCTTACGTGCCAGTTCTTTACCAGCATCAGTGCCGTTGTTCCACAGGGTAGTGTTGAGTTCGGACACAGGATCCTTCTGACCCAGGGTCGTCAGGGAGTTCTCAATATACCAACCACCAGGACCTTGGAATGCGTGACTGTAGAGTTTCACGAACGGCAGGTCTTCACCATTCGGAGCAGGCAGGAAACGGATAACTGCATAACCGTTGCCGCTCTTATCACATTCCAGTTTCCACACACGTTCATCGCCAGAGGATGAACCATTATTATTCATTTTTTCAACTTCTTTGACCAGTTTGGCGGTCAGAGAACCAAGCTTAGATTGCTTCTTAAGGTCTGCGAAAGACATTTGGATTACCTCGGATTAATTGGATTCGGGGGATTACTCGGATAGTATAGCAAAGATTGGATCAGGCGTCAATGTAGGTTTTCAATGCCTCGATCGTTTGATTCATACTATTGAATAATACCGTCATGTCAGTTTCGGGAGCAAATCCCATCAACTGAACTGACTTGCGTAGATTCTCTTTCATCTCAACCGCTTCTGGGTCATCTGAAAGAGAAAGTCTAGTATACATCACACGTTGCTTTTCTAGCAACTCAGTCATCTTGTCAATGTGATCTAACTTCTCTTCTTTAGACATTCCACCAAAGGTGAAAATACTTCCGTAGATTGATTCTTGCAGTCTGTTAATCTCTTTCAGTTCTTCCTGGATAATATCAGAATTAAAAAAATTACTCATTTACAATTGACCGTAGAATATCTTTAAAGTTAGATACATCAATATTTAGGAATGGAGAATATTTTTTCAGTTTCAAACTTACGGTTTCCCACACAGGGTCGTCAAGCTGCTTATCAAACTTATTCCCGAACAGGAATATTTTATGGTATATCACTAGGGTTTCAAGTGAAATTGTCCCGCTCAGGAACTTTTTTAGAACGGGTGGATGACCTTTCGAACAGTTGAAAACATCGTCTAATTTGTTCTCCGAGAACAATTCGTTGCTTTGTTCTTTGAACAAGTAGGTCAAACTCTGTTGTCGTTTCGTCCATTCGGCGTAGTTTCTTTCGCCAGAATTTATAATTTCCCCAATCCATAAGTTCTGTGGGTTATCGGTGGCAGTGAAATTGGATACAAGAAAATCTACGACTTCCTTATCACTATATTTACGCGAAGTTTTTTCAAACCAATACTTATCCTTCCTCTTATTAAAAGAGGTTACACTTGCACGGGTCTTAGCACCGTACTTGAAAAAATCATATTTTGGATTAGTAAAATGATTTTTCAGTGAAAGATAATGTTGGTAGGTTTCAAAGGGGCTCACTTTCAGCATCGACTAATTCAAGATCTTCAATACAATCAACTGTAACTTCATGGTCGGCAATGCGATACCAATGCTTATGTACACCAAGAGTATCCTGGTAAAAACCAAGATACTCCAAGTCATCACATTTATTTTCACGCAACCATGCCTGTAGGCGATGGTGCATTAATTCATCACGAGAAATCATAGAGGAAGTTTTGCTCTTGAGGTCCGCTTCATAAAGTTAAGACGTGTTGCGTCCCACTTCAACCTCTCTTTAAGAGGTTTTGAAACGAGTTTCGTAACAGATTCTACCTCAAGATTATTGATCTCGCAATAGTGGACAATTGCGTCAATATAATTAAGGTTTTCTTCTGCTACGATTTTTTCGATTTCTAGTGCAAATTTAGAAGGTGTCAAAAATTTACTTTCTATTGCTTGTTCTAGTTCCTTATTTGGTTCCATAGAGTTCCAGTTTATCTCTAACAAACTTTCTAACGTATTCGGTGAGAAGTTTGATGTACTTTGATTTGTCTCGTTCTTCATAGACGACGCATTCTCCATTTTCACATGCCATGATAATTACAAGTTTTTTGACTGAAATACCAGTCAGTTCATACAACATACAACCGTATGCCATACATTGTACAAAGTAGTGTTCGATCCACTCTCGTGGTTTGGGTTTTTTAGAAGTTTTAAAATCGATTATCGCTAACTCGCCGTCGTATTCGGCAATACAGTCAACGGTCCCAGCAATGCCTAGTTGCTTACTATATAGGGACCCTTCTAAAGCGTAAATATTATTTATACGTTTTAGGTCTGTTTTTGCGATCTTGAATAAGAAATCTGACATTGGTTGAACCTTTGGTAGTTCCTCATTCTTGAGGTGATGTTCTACCAAGGTGTGCATATCTGTACCACGACTTGTTGCTTTTTTCGTGATACGTTCTGCTTCTTCTTCACCAACTTTTTTTCTCCAGTTAATGAAGATCTCCTTATTAAAATGACTGGTCACCGAAGTAATCGAGACCAGTCGGAGAAGTTCTTCATCATCAGGAACTTTATAGTACCTTACCCCATCAATAGTCTCCCTCTCAAGTTGAGGGAGATCAATATCAACATGATTGAACATTAAAAACCTGCTTCCATTTTTGCAATAATGTATTCTTTAACGAGACCAGAACGTACAATGTCATCTACACCAAATTCAATTAGATCAAAGGATGGCATTTTACGCAGAATATTCATAAAATCATGAATACCATTACGCTCGTTTGACTTCTGCAAATCAGACTGAACGGCATCACCGCAGAAGCAAATTTTGGTATTTTCACCAACACGAGTAATTATACTATCTAATTCATGAAAATTCAAGTTTTGATATTCATCAACGATAACAATAGCGTTATCTAAGGTAGTACCACGAAGGAACGAAGTAGACCAGAACTTGATAGTTTCCTGAGACTTGAGATTGCCATAGAGCATCTCAAAGTCAGCATCACTAGGCATCTGGAACATATACTTCACCATATTCTTATATGGAATTTGGTAGATGTCTGCCTTATCTTCATGGGATCCAGGAAGAAATCCAATCTCTCTAGTTGCTACAAGCGAGCGTACAAGGTAGATACGCTCATAAGGTGTAGTTTCATCCAATACATCTTGAAGGGCATTGTAGAGCGTAATAAAGGTCTTACCAGTACCAGCACATCCATAAGCAACAATGTGCTTACCATCTTTATATGACTCAAACAGAGTTTTTTGATTTTCTGTGAGTGGTTCAATATCGACCAAATAATCAGCATTAAGAGGTTTCTTCCTCTTCATCTGCTTTGCCGTGAGTCCAACCCCGATAGGTTGCTCTGCAGATGATCTTTTTCTTCTTGCCATTAGATTTTCTTTACTCTAGAACGAGGTGCTTTTGCTGCTTTACCTAGGACATCATTCCAACCAGGATTTTTGGCGATGAGTTTGTCTCGCCATTCTCCAACTTCCCCAGGTTGTGGGCAGGTTGATGGATCTGACCAATCCCGTTGCCAATCGGGATTGTCTTTACACCATTGAGACCAGTCGTGAACACTCATTACCACTTCTTTTTGTTCACCAGTCTCTTTGTGAATAACAGGATAAGTCGCCATAGTTACAAATTCAAGATGATTTATTTAGACCCACTCCAGTGCTTCTGCCACTGTAGGGAACTGCTCTGAGAAGATCTTCTTACATGCCTCTGCGATCTCCATGTGCTCCTTCTGGGTGCCATTAGCAGAGCGCAGTTGAATGTAATGAATCCAAGAACGGCAGGAACCACTCATATACAAGCGAGTAGGAGTTGCCAGAGGAAGCACAAAGCGAGCACACTCTTTTGCCACACCATTATCAAGCAGGTGCTGATACAGACTCATACCTTGAGCAAAGTAAGTTTCAATCTGCTTGTTAGATAATGCTACAAACTCAGGATCCAGGTCGTCAATAGAATTCTGGCGATTCTTGGTGTCTTGACGGCGAAGTTCGGGGTCTGGGATCG